CTCGCTTAAGGCGCCTTACCGCAACAAGGCTGTATTTGTTATGAACGATGCTACTGTAAAGGCCATCCGCAAGTTAAAGGATGGGCAGGGCCAGTATCTGTGGCAGCCCTCCCTGCAAGCGGGTACGCCTGACACCATTTTGAACCGTCCTGTTTACACCTCCGCATATGTACCCACCATCGCTGCAGCCGCCAAGACCATTGTGTTTGGAGACTTCAGTTATTACTGGGTAGCCGACCGTCAGGGGCGTGTGTTTAAGCGACTGAATGAACTCTTCGCTGTCACCGGGCAGGTGGGATTCGTTGCCACCCAACGTGTGGACGGCAAATTGATTCTGCCGGAGGCTATCAAGGTTCTCCAGCAGAAAGCTTAACGGAGGTGCAATATGAGCTATAACACAAAGAACTATACCGAACAGGGCGGCGAAAAAACCGTTATCGGCGGCACGCTGGAAATCAAAGAGGGAGCCTCGGTAACGGGGCTCTCCGCCGACCCTCTCCTTGTGGCAACTGGGGATACTCTTGGCGGTGTAAAAGCCGCCGCTGCTGGTGAGGATGACACTGTCGAAGTGAAAATCGGCGAAGACAGTAAGCTGTATGTTCAAGCACTTACTGCGGCAACAGATGAAACTTTAGGCGGTGTCATAGCTGACGAAGCAACCGAGGACGACACCGTCGAAGTTAAAATCGGCGAAGACCATAGGCTGTATGTCCCGACATATCCTACCGATGCTACGGAGTCAGTCTCCGGACTTGTGAAAGCTGCTGCGAATCAAGCTGACAGCATAGCTGAGGACACAGCCACACTTGTTACGGATTTCAATGCTCTGCTCGCAAAACTGAAAGCTGCGGGATTGATGGCAGACCAAGAATAATGGAGGTGAGCGGCGATGACGCCAACGGAATTGTTGCCAAAAGTCAAAGAAAACCTAATACTGACACACGCTGATGACGACGATCTGCTCCTGCGCCTCATCGCCGCCGCTGTCAATTATGCCGAGAGCTACCAGCATATTGCGGAGGGCTATTACACCGAAAACACTATGCACGCTGCAACCGAACAGGCCGTAATCATGCTTGTATCGAATTGGTACGAATCCCGCGATGGCTCGACGGCCGGTTTCTTTGCCGACAGCGTTCAGGCTTCTCAACAAGTCTGGAATACGGTCAACATGCTTTTGCGTCTTGACAGATTGTGGGGTGTGTAAGCATGGGATACGGAAAAATGAGTACGCCAATCAACATCATCTCAACCGATCCCATCAAAGATGCAGAGGGTTTCGTCACTAAAGGCGACAACATCATCGCTTCGGTTAAGGCATATAAGGAAGTTCGCAACACCACCGCAAAATGGGAACGGATTATTGGGAATGCAGCGTTTTCAAGCGTAACAGCGATGTTTCGCTTCCGCAAAATTCCGGGCTTAACGGTCACGACTTCACACTTTATCTCCGAAGCTGATGGCCGCTATAACATTATTAACGCGGAAGATGTACGTGGACGCGGGATGTATATCGAAGTGTTGGCGGAGAAATTGGAAGGGACGGTGAGGTAATGGCAAAAATCGAAATGAAAATGCCGGAGGAATTCCTCTTAAAACTCTCTCGCCTTGGCAATAAAACGGATGAAATTATCCCCAAAGTGCTGGAAGCAGGCGGTGAAGTCGTTCTTTCTAAGGCAAAAAATAACCTCTCCTCCGTAGTCGGGCATGGCACGAAAACAAAGAGTCGTTCCACAGGTGAGTTGGAAGACTCTCTCGGTTTGTCGCCTGCGAAGCAGAAACGGGACGGCTCAGGCTGGGATATCAAAATTGGTTTTGCCGAGCCAAGAAGTGACGGCGACAGTAACGCCAAAATCGCTAATATTCTCGAATACGGTAAGCACGGTCAGCCGCCGAAACCCTTCATGAGACCAGCCCGCAGACAATCGAGGAATGCGGCTATTGAAGCGATGAAGGAAAAATTCGACCAGGAGGTGGAGCGCATATGAGCATTTTGCAGGAACTGAACGCGCTGCTCTCTCCTCTACTACCGGTGGAAACGGGCATATTCAGCGGTGTTGCACCCAACGAGTACCTTGTTCTCACACCGATGACGGATGAGTTTGCCTTGTTCGGGGATAATACACCGCTTATTGATGTGTCCGAGGTGAGGATATCCCTGTTTTCAGAAGGCAATTACATCAACCGGAAAAATCAGATTACCGCCGCCCTGCTTGGTGCGGCGTTTACGATAACAGATCGCCGCTACATCGGCTATGAGAACGATAGCGGCTATTATCATTACGCCATCGATGTGGCGAAAGAATACGAAACGGAGGAAATATAACATGGCTACAATTGGTCTTGATAAACTCTACTACGCAACAGTCACCGAAGCGCCTATTACGGGTCACGAGACCTACGACACTCCGGTAATGCTGGCTAAGGCAATCTCAGCTGAATTATCTATCGAACTTGCGGAAGCGACACTCTGGGCGGACGATGGTGCCGCTGAAATCATCAAGGAATTCAAAAACGGTAAGCTTACCCTTGGTGTGGATGACATCGGAAAAACCGTCGCCGCAAAGCTGACAGGAGCGACCATGGATGAAAACGGCGTTCTTATTTCGGCTTCAGAGGACGGTGGCGACCCTGTTGCTATTGGATTTCGGGCAAAAAAAGCGAATGGTAAGTACCGCTACTTCTGGCTTTACCGCGTGAAGTTCGGCGTTCCGTCCACCAATCTCGCCACCAAGGGCGATAGCATCACCTTTTCCACACCGAGTATTGAAGGTACTGTTTCCCGCCGCAATAAACCGGACGGCAACGATCGTCATCCTTGGAAAGCAGAAGTTAACGAAGATGATACGGATGTGCTACCAGGTGTGATCAGCGGTTGGTATACAGAAGTGTACGAACCTGACTTTGACACGGGTTTGGAGGGTTAATGCATGGATAACGAACGAAGTGCCGTCATAAAAATCGGCGATGAAGATTATCAGTTGATTCTGTCCACCCGTGCTACAAAGGAAATCGCCAAACGCTACGGCGGACTGGATAACTTGGGTGATAAGTTAATGAAGTCAGAAAACTTCGAGATGGCGCTGGACGAGATTATTTGGCTGATTACGCTCCTTGCTAACCAGCCCATCCTCATCCACAACCTGCGCAACAAGGAGAAACCGAAAGATCTGCTGACCGAGGAGGAAGTGGAATTGCTCACCTCGCCACTTGAACTGGCGGCGTATAAGTCGGCAATTACCGAGGCGATGTTCAAAGGGACGGCTCGTAACATCGAAAGCGAGGATGGTGAACCAAAAAACGCCGAGGTCGGGTAAGCGACGATGAGTTGTTTACCCGACTTTTATATTACGGTACGGTTCATCTGAATCGCTCCGAAGAGGAAACGTGGCTCACCCCGATAGGGCAATTGCTGGACTTGTGGGAATGCCATCGCCAGTTCCTCGGAATGACCAAACCAAAGCACGAACAGTTTATTGAAGATGTCATCCCTGATGGCATCTAATTTTTTTGAGGGAGGAGGTGTTTTAAGTGGCTGATAACTTCGGGTTGAAAATAGGCGTCGAGGGCGAAAAGGAGTTTAAAAGCGCACTGCGAGATATAAACCAGTCGTTCAAAGTACTGGGTAGCGAAATGAAGCTGGTAACGAGCGAGTTCGACAAACAGGATAAATCCATAGCAACTACTGCCGCTCGCAACGAAGTCCTCAATAAAGCGATCGATGCCCAGAAGGACAAAATCTCCACCCTTGAAGCCGCTCTTCGAAACGCCTCCGACAGCTTTGGTGAAAATGATCGGCGCACTCAAAACTGGCAGATCGCTCTCAATAACGCCAACGCGGAACTGAACAACATGGAGCGTGAATTGGAAGAGTCAGCGGAAGAAGCCGACGACCTTGGCGAGGAACTGGAGGACGCTGGCGACAGCGCCGAAAAATCCGGCGGAAAGTTCGAGAAGCTGGGCGGCATCCTCAAAGGCATTGGTGTGGCAATGGGCGCGGTGGCTGTTGCCGCCGGAGCCGCAGCCGTCAAACTTGGCAAAGAAGTCATATCCGCCTATGCGGACTACGAACAACTGGTCGGCGGCGTGGATACCCTCTTTGGTGAGGCAGCGCAGTCTGTTCAAGGGTATGCCGAAAATGCCTTCAAGACCGCCGGTATGTCCGCCAACGAATATATGGAAACCGTCACGGGCTTTTCGGCAAGTCTTATCCAGTCCCTCGGCGGCGATACCGCAAAAGCAGCGCAGGTTGCGGACATGGCGATTACGGATATGGCCGATAACGCCAATAAAATGGGTACGGACATCGCATCCATCCAAAATGCCTATCAGGGTTTCGCCAAGCAGAACTACACGATGCTCGACAACCTGAAACTGGGCTATGGCGGCACAAAGTCTGAAATGGAGAGGCTCTTGGCTGATGCCGAAAAAATCTCCGGCATCAAATACGACCTCTCTTCATTTTCCGATTTGACCGAAGCAATCCATGTCATTCAGACCGAAATGGGGATCACAGGAACGACCGCCTTGGAAGCCACGGAAACAATTACTGGCTCTATGGCGGGAATGCAATCGGCCATAGGCAACTTGATGGCGGGTTTGGGTAATGCCAATGCTGATGTAGGACTTTTGATTGGTAATGTGGTCGAAGCGTTCCAGAACGTCGTGAAAAACATTGTTCCAGTTATTGAGAATATCGTAAGAGCACTGCCCCCTGCCCTTGACGGGATACTACAGGCAATCGGTGATTTGCTTCCGACTCTGCTCGCTACGGTAGTCGACCTTTTCACACAGGTGCTGACAACGATTTTAACGCTTTTACCCGAACTTATCCCCGCTGCCGTGGATGCCGTTATGACCATTGTGGGTGCGCTGATTGATAATCTTCCATTACTTATTGATGCAGCGGTTCAATTAGTGACCACTCTCGTTACAGGCATCGCCGATGCACTTCCACAGTTGATACCGGCGGCGGTGAACGCTGTGATCACAATCGTTCAAGGCTTGATGGAAAGCCTGCCTATGATACTTGATGCCGCCCTTCAACTGATTCTTGGACTGGCACAGGGAATCCTGGATGCACTGCCCCAATTGATCGCTGCTCTGCCCGCTATCATCCTCGGCATTGTAGATTTTATCATCGGGGCCATCCCGAAAATTATTGATGCAGGGATTCAGCTACTGGTGTCCTTAGTAGACGCCTTGCCTGAAATCATCACGGCAATTGTGGCGGCTATACCGCAAATTATCGAGGGTTTAATTACAGCGATCCTCGGCTCTATTCCCCAGCTTATTGACGCCGGGATTCAGCTGTTAATTTCGTTGGTTCAAAACCTGCCGCAGATTATAACTGCCATCGTGGCGGCGATACCACAGATCATCTCATCGCTTATTACGGCGATTATCGGGAGCATCCCGCAGCTTGTGGGAGCGGGCATTCAGCTGTTCGTGGCGTTGATAAAGAACCTGCCAACCATCATCGTGGAAATCGTAAAAGCGATACCTCAGATTATTACGGCTATCGTGAAAGGCTTTACCGGTAACATCGGTAAAATCGTGCAAGTCGGCAGCGACCTTATCAAGGGGCTGTGGCAGGGTATTTCGAACGTCACCGATTGGATTTGGGGTAAAATCTCCGGCTTCTTCGGAGGGATCGTCGACGGCATTAAAAACTTCTTCGGTATCCGTTCTCCCTCCACCTTATTTGCCGGACTTGGCGAAAACATGGGTCAGGGCATCGGTGTGGGCTTTGAACGGGCGATGGATGAAGTCGCCGACGATATGCAGAACGCTATCCCCACCGCTTTTGATACGCCCGGCATAAACATGGGTGATGTGACAGGAAGTCATGGCGGCTTGGCGTTATCAGGCATGCCTTCTCTCATCAACATACAGCAGATGATTGTCCACAGCGAGGACGACATCCGCAGAATATCACAGGAACTGTACAACCTGATGCAAACCGGCTCGCGGGCGCAGGGGCGGTTTAGCCCGGCATAAGGAGGTGTTGGCGTGGGCTTTATTTTCAACGGAATCTCATCACAAAGCATGAACGTCAAGGCTCGGCTGACCTCTTGGCAGGCTTCGCCACCCTTGCGCAACTCCTTTGTTTCCATACCCGGCAAGCCCGGCGTGGCAGACTTTGGCAGTGATAGCGCAGAGCGGGTCATAACCGTTCGCTGTAATATCGCTCCAAAGCACAACCTCGCTTCATTGGTTGGAGTTCTGGATGGTCTGGCAGAATGGCTTGACCCGGATAAAGGGCTGAAACAGCTTGTGCTTGACGATGTAGCCGACCGCTATTTCACAGCGCGACTTCAGACGGAAGTGAACTGTGAACGGCTTATTCGCTCAGCGGGTGCATTTGACTTGAACTTCGTCTGCCCCGACCCACATGCTTACGCTTTGACGGACGAGGGTTTTACGCTAACCCAAGCAGGCGCGAATGCGGTCACGAGGAGTAAAGGCAATACAGACTCTTTGCCTGTCTTCCTTTTGAAAGGCATCATTCCATCAGGGGCATCAACCTATGTGTCGTTGAAAACAAATGACGAAGAACTTCGCGTTATCGGTGTGCTGGCTGCCGGGGAAACCCTTGTCATCGACAGCGGTTTGGTTACTGCCAAGGTGGTAGACGGCACGGGCGAAACGCTCCGAAATGGTCTGCCGCTGCTTCAAGAGTTGAATTTTCCAATTCTTCGCAAAGGAGCGAACAGCGTAACCATTACGGCAATCGGTGCGACCTTTACAGAACTGCAAATACAGGCGAAGAGCCGTTGGAGGTGAGGACATGGCGGTAAAATCCATATTGACTTCTCAAACAGACTTTACAGGCGAGATCCCTGTAACCGAAAAAACATCCGCACTCTGGCGTTTCAACGAATCCACGCCGGACAGCGATACCCGCCTTACAGACTCCTCCGGCAACGGACGACATTTTACTGTCTCCGGCTGGAGCGGCACAACAGCCTCTTTACTAAACGGCAGGTTTGGGCGGTATTTTCGCATAAACATCAACAACCCAACCACAGAAAAGACGCACCTTGTCGCCACCAACGACGGTACATTCTTTTCTTATCTCGGTGATAAAATTGCCGTCGGCGGTTGGGTAAATCCGACCACCTATTCTGTCGGGCAGAACTTCATTCCGCTTTTCAATACAAGGCAAGGACCCGGTCAGCCAATTTTATATATTTCCCTCTATCAAGGGCGGCCGCGAATGATGCTCTATAATTCGGCGGGCACGCTTATCCTTGACCAAACCGAAACACCTGGATTCAACATGGTCAATGGTGGTTGGTATTTCCTCTCTGCCATCATAAATGCGACGGACAAAACATCTCAGATAGTTCTGTGCAACCGTGCCGACGGTGTAGTGTGGACAGCCCCCTTGCGGACATTTACTGGTACATTGAATCCATCCTGTACGGCGGATATCGTCATGGGAATGCACGCAAACCAGTATTACTACGCAGGTGGCTTGGACGAGTGGTTCTTTGAAACAGACAGCGACTTAACTATTGATGATTTGATTCACTATTTCCGTCAGGCGATGCTTGCCAATGGCGGAGATACTTCGGGTAACGTGGATGCGCTAACTGAGCCGGGAGCTGTTACCCTACGGAAAGGCATTGATAATCTCTACCCCGAAAGCGGCCAACTGACGACGATTGCTGCCGAATGCAACCTTGCCGGGAGCGGTCGGGTATCGGCAACAAGCGAATACACGGCGGGCGTCACGTCCATTTCACTGATAGAAACATCAACCTCAGATGATTTACAGGACTGGTCGGCATGGCAGACAGTTGGCACGAACGGCGAACTGTCCTCACCGAATCGCTCATATATCCGTTACAGGGTAACGCTCAGCACCAGCGATACGACGGTCACGCCGAAGCTGCTCGATATCACACTTCATGATATCCCCAAATCTCCGTATGAGAAACTGGGTTTTGCCCGCCCCGTTGTTTTGGACGGGAACGGAGCGTGGGAAACAGTTCTGGAGAATGCTTACGACATCATTGTTACGGGCGAGATCAACGGAGCGGACACCTTGGAATTCAAGCTGCCCTACAGTGACCCGAAGCGGGCGACGCTTGACAACGAGAAGCAGGTGCAGATTGCTGAGGATGTTTACCGCATACGGACAATGACGGATGAAAAAGGTTCGGATGGCAACAGCATACTCACAACGGTCTATGCTGAAGCGGCATTCTATGACCTGACTTTTTCTGCAGAAAAACAACCGATTGAATTCAACGCCGACCTGCCCGCTGCCCCGATGGCGTTTGCGCTTGCGGGCACAGGCTGGGAAGTCGGCACGGTAAATGTGATCACCCTTCGAACATGGGAATGCCAAGAAAAGAACGCACTCTCCATCCTGCGGATGGTGCAGAACATCCATGGTGGCGATTTGGTATTCCACAGCCGGGACAGGCGAGTGGACTTACTGACATTCAGCGGGACAGACAGCGGTGCGCTCTTTGCCTACCGCAAAAACTTGACGGGGATTAAGCGTGTAGTCGATACTCGATCCCTTGTTACGCGACTCTACGCCATCGGTAAAGACGGCATGACCTTTAGTGCCATTAACGGCGGCAAGGAATATCTGGAGGACTTAACCTATTCAAGCGAGGTGCGGGTAGCGACACTCGACTGCTCCAGTTTTACGAACCCCTATCAGATGCTTGAATTTACCAATATGCGGCTTGCTGAGTACGCAAAGCCCCGCGTTTCCTATGTCCTCTCGGCGATGGATTTGTCCGTATTGACAGGCTATGAACACGAGCGCTGGAATTTGGGTGATATTGTAACCGTTGACGACAGGGATTTGAATCTGACCATTAAAACACGAATTATACGCCGCCAGTATAACCTTCAAGAGCCGTGGAAAACCGTATTGGAACTCTCCACAAAACTCAGAGAACTTGGCGATTCCTCATCAGCAACGATTGCCGACCAGTTCGACCAAAGCAATCTCATCGGGCAGGAAATCAAGGATATGGTACCGTTCAACCATCTGCGAAACAGCAGAGCCGATGATGACTTCGCCTATTGGCAAAATAGCGGCTTTGTAGTGGATACTGAAAACGGTGTATCCGGTACAGCTTCCTTTAAGGCAGTTGGTGTGGCGGATATGACCAAAAGCATGGCGCAAACAGTCTATCCAGCATCAAGACGTAACTACACTATTTCGGCTCAAATCGGCTCAGATAATCTGAACAAGGGTGCAAATGGACAGGTCGGTATTCACAGGTGGAAAGCGTCAGGAGCTGATCACCGTACTCCGCGTCAATGCCAGTGTCGTACATTTCGCGGGCGTGGACTTCCTGCATGAACTCATTAAGATTTGAAATTTAGGTTGTGTGCGAATTCCAAATCCCGGAGTTACGGGTATTCAGCTATGTAGCAAAGCCACTGGAGCAACATAAAAAGTCCTTTCCGCCTGCGCGGTCCAAAGGACACAAATCACGCTGGCGTAAGGACTCCTGTTGCTGCATGCCTGAAAAAGGGTGCAGAAATCAAAGGGTACCAATACTGCTTTTTCAAAAAAGAATTGAAAACAGCGTATTTGTATCCTTGGCCCTTGTACTTCAGGCTGCGAATATGTATTTGTCACTAATAGAGTGCCAGAAAAAAGAAAAAGCCACCGACAGGCAAGACTTATAGGTAGACCTATAGTGTCTTATCCTGCCGGTGGCCTCTCATGTATGTCTGGTTTAACTACCGGTGAAGAGTTCGGGCATTTCTGCCGCACGGTCAAGTGACCTGGAATCGGATTTAGTGTGGCCCTGTTTCAGCCCGACCGACCCGTCGTGATGCCGTTGATTCAGTTGTTACGCTGCTATTTATGCGGGAATAGCAAACCCGTTTTCAGTAAGCCAGCCGTGAGCTTTATCGACCAGCTCCGGCGGCGCACACTTGATACCGCAGATCGCCTTGTAGACGCCTGCCCAGAAGAGCAGATCCGGAGTGTCCGCAAACTCGGTCTCACCATATTTGATGAGATAGGCTTCGATCTTCTTCCTGTCCAGACTGAACAGGGCTTCGTTACGCTCTTTGACGAAACGTTCGATCATCGTCATTATCATAACCTCCTAAGTTTTAAGTCATATCGTTCTTCGCCGTCCGGAGGGTAGACGTCGATCACATCATGTCTCCGGCCGCATAAGGTGCGGACCATCCTGGCTCCGCAGTTATTACACATTACTTTTATCTGGTTCTTCTCATTTTTCAGCCCCGCAACTTCGTTCTTGCAGTTCGGGCAATACCAGGAATAAATCGTCCAATCCTCCAGCATCGCCGTACTCCTTTACGTTTATTTCTGCGGAAGAGGAACCAGTACCTGACAGTCTTTCATCTGATAACACGGTATGCGCCGTGTCTTGATATACTTCATGAGCTGAACCGTATTCCCGCAATGCTCACATTCCATCCATCCGTCTGTTTCCTCTAAGTCGAGAGACCTATTCACTGTACCGCAGATAGGGCACTTCACATCAGTAGCACTCACTTCAAGCATCTCCTATCACATTTATTTCTCAGAGAGTCTTAAGAACATGCCGGGCAACACCCTGAACGGTGAAGCTCTTCACTTTTATGACCTTCCCTGGATATTTCGCTTCGTTCTCATACGCGAGAAGATAGCAGCCTTTGTTTTCGTCATATCCGGTATAGCGCTTCAGAGTGTTCTGTCCGTTAGCGTCGAGCGCAACGACTATATCCCCTACATCAGCAGGGCAATTGCGCTCGATAACCAGCAGATCATCCTCCTCGATACCGGCATCGACCATGGAATCTCCCTTCGCCCGGAGAATATAAAACTCTCCTTTGCCAAACATAGAGACCGGCAGACTGACATACTCTTCGACATATTCCTGTTCTTCCTCAGGGGAGCCACACTGAATGGAGCCTACTAATGGGGCGGAAACGTAGGCCGTCTTCATTTTGGCACTCTCGGGAGCAGAAAGGATACCTCTGTCGTAGTTAAGTACACCTCGTTCGCTCAGTTCCTGAAGATAGCGATGAGTCGTGGATCGGGCCACACCGACGCCTTCCGCGACATCTGTTATCGTAGGAGCTACGCGATTCTTCTGGTAATACTTGTTCACGAACTTCAGTATCGCATCGAGAGTTCCTTGATCTTTTGTCCTCATATCAGCACCTCAATTCCTATGTGGGATTTCAAATCCCATTATAGTCAAAACGGGAGCGATTGCAATAGGGTCAGACGCATGGTGTCAGTTGTGGCTGACATCAAATTTATTAAAAGAAAAGAGATGGCGCTCGTAAGCACCATCTCAATCGTTATCTTATTATCTCGACAAACAAGATTTATCATTCTATAAGTTCTGTCAATGCCTTGTTGTAATCATCCTCTATAAGAATGACATTCTCGCCGGCACTTCCGAACGTGTCGATGTACCAACTGTTGCATTCCTTCAGGTCATCGGGGGTACAATCGGCTTCCATCAATCTGGATTCTATATCCGACTCATGCCCGATGATCTCATGATAATGACTGTCAATGTATTCTTCGGTCATGGCAAGGCAAATGAATCGAATAGACGGCAGATAATGCGCATCAAAGTCATTTCTCCAATCTGCGGGAATGTAGCAGCCCTCTACGATCAGATCCTGTCTGTTTTCGACTGCGGTCTTGATTATCTCGCGGACAATGGGCCACAGATACTCTGTGAGAGCATCGTCGTCTTCCGGCCCAAGTTCTGTGTTGCCGCTGCGGATCAGCCCCATCTTCAGATGGTCAATGGAGAGATATGGATATTTGTACTTTTCGAGCATCCGCTGTGCCAGAAGAGTCTTTCCGGTGTGAGATGCTCCGGTTAACAAAATAATCATGCTCCTGCCTTCACCTCCGCAAATCCCGATTTTGCGTCATCCAGACAAACGGGAATCTACAGTGCTAATTCCATCAGCCAGCAATCTACTTTTTCTCCCTCAAACATCTCATGTTTGGGAAGTGATTTAATGATTTTAAACCCGGCTTTCTCGTATGCCCTTATAGCCCTTTTATTATCTTGGTGCGGGTCAAGAAGAACTCGTTCCGCAGCCATATTTTCTTTCAGATGAGAAGCCATCATTTTCAAAAAAGATGAGCCTATTCCCTTACTCCAGTATTTCGGCTCACCTATAAACTGATCCATAGCAAACACTATATGTCCATCGTCAGGATAGTCATATTCATCGAACAATTCACCACTCAATTGATAGGCCTGTGCATATCCGGTGGGGGATTTCTTATACTCGATGATCATTCTGAATCCATCTGGAATTTCTTCCAAAAAATGTGCAGACAAAGTATCCATCGTAAACCTGACGTCACGACCTTCGTAATACTCCAGCACTCTCTTATCTGTCAACCATTTAAACATGAGTGGAAGATCTGTTTCCGTAAAATCTCGGATTGTTATTTCATCTTTTTCTATTTTCACGTAATCCTCCCTGCAAACTGCGATTTTGCGTCATCCCGACAAACTTGAATTTATAACGCTAATGTGGGATCGGCGCCATACCAGGTTTCGATTCCCCGATCATTATTCTCATCCATCAAATCATCCCAATCAGCTTCCAGAGTTTATCGTAACTGATCCTCATGACACGCCTCCGTTTCAACCCAATTTATATTTAATGCCCGCCACACTGGGCGAGGCATAGATATACATCGCATATTATAGCACATATAATCGTAAAAATCAACACAAAGGCACAAAGTTCAAAACTGTAGATGGCGTGATGTCACTTATAACCGACATCATACTTATGTAACTATAACAATGCTCCTGTACCGAACTCTCTCTGAGCCCGATACAGGAGCATTGTTTTAATACGATGGGATGCCATATCCAAGGATCTCATAGTATCCTACGGAGTAGTGTCTCTCAGCACAACTGTCGCTGGTGTTTCCTTCTACGGTATAGACGATACCATTCTCAACCCTTTCGACGATACCGGTGTGATCTGAAAGACCGTCCTGCGGACCGGAGCCGCCTTTGTTATCCCAGTCGAAGAAGATAATCATTCCAGGCGTAGGTTCAATGGAGTTGTCAGCCCACTGATTTCTCTGCTTGAACCAGTTTACTCCGGTAACGCATCCTGCGTACTTCGGAATGATACCGTTCTCGATATATCCGCACTGGTCAGCGCACCAGGAAACAAAGCAAGCGCACCATTCCACGCGGGAGCTGAATCCGTACCAGGACCAGTAAGGCTCACCGCCTACGTTGCCTATCTGAGTAAGAGCGATCTGGACGATCATATCGTCTGATCCATAGATTCCATAGAGCACCGCCAGCCACATGGAATTGTCTGCCGCAAGGAGTTCTTCAAGCTGCTCATTCTGGTCAGCACTGAAGTTGTACTGGCTTGCCATCGAATCCGCATCCTTATGCGTAACGACGATATATAGCGTGGTATGAGTTACCTCGACTTCCTCTTCCAGAATGTTGCCATTCCCATCATCTGACTCAACGATTTCTGTTTCCGTCCGTGTTTCGGTGCGGTAAGAAATGTCATTCATCGCCCAGAAGATATCCGTCAGCAGCTGCTTTTTCTCTTCGGTCATGGTCGCGACTTCCATAGCGTTATCCGGATCCGTCGTGGTCTTCACTGCGTAAATGGACAGCACCTGCGGCCATACAGCGCGGGAACCGGACATTTCAAGATCATCATAGGGATTGTTCGCCTTGATAGTTTCGATTCTGTTCTGATAATCCTCGTTGATATCACGTACGACTTGCTGCATGGTCATATTGGTGCCGGTATCCTCGCTGGAGAAGAATATTCCGAAGCAGGAGCCTACGATCAGAGCAATCAGGCAGATTACGATGATAACGACTACTGCGACCCAGCCTCCGGCAGCAATAGCGGCCACGAGTTCCTTGATGGCAGCAATGATTGCCTTAACCGCTGCGACGATGGCTTTGCCGACGGCGACTGCCGCCTTATAAGCAGCAATGGCAGCCTGCTTTGCGGTTATAGCGGCCTTCTGCGCGGTCTTGGCAGCAGCCTCGGCTGCTTTCTTTGTTGCTTTCGCGGTTGTCTCGGCAGTCTTGATGGCTGCTTTAGATGTCTTCTCAGCAGTTTTAACTGCTTTCTGAGTTGATTTAATAGAGGCGTCCGCAGTCTTGATCGTAGCCTTTCCGGTGGACTTCGCGGTCTGTTTCACCGTATGTTCTGTACGCTGAGCAGTTTTGATAGTCGTGTCCTTAGCCCTTACGCTGCTACGGGTCTGGTGAGCAGCCTGAGATACGTTTTGCTCTGTGCGCTGCTCATAGCAGCGGACCGCTTCATCGGCATTTTTCTCCTGACGCTCAAGCCGTTTCTCACGGCGGTGTTCACGGAAGAACTCACGGCCTTTATCAACCGCTTTGTCGGTTTCCTTTTTAATGGTGTGACCGGTGTCGTAGGCAACATCCTCAGCTGTATATCTGATCTTGTCTTCAGCGTATTCGGAGGGAGACACCTGGCCGTCATCCATCAAGTTCTGAGCTGTATCCTTTGAGCGGATAAAAGCCTGTTTCATCCGCTCTCCGGCTACAGAGGCCTTGTCCAGGATCTTGATGTCCTTTACCGTTTCTCTTGTTTTGATCTCAGGCATCAGACCACCTTCTTTGCAACAACTACAAAGCGCCCGTTCTTGTAGAAGTATCGAGGTAGTATTTGAATACGAGGACGGGACGACCGAAACACGATTTATTGATTTGTATTGAGAGGGCGGTGATTTCACATGGTATCTTTTCAACAAGTGGCGCGAGACGCTTCACCCAA